ATTTTGTGGACTACCGAGCCCCGTTTCGGAAGATATTATAACCCTCTTCCGAACGGTTTTCTATCTCTATGTTGACGCACTTTCGCGGATTCTTAATCAATCATACATTACGTTGTATTCGTTACACTTTAAATTGCAAAACCTCGCGTGTAATACGAGGGAGCGGTGTTCGTCACTGTTAAATAGTTTCCGTCCTTATCACCATAGGGGGATTCCAACTGCAATGCTGGATTTCCGTTGTCAGCAAATGCAAACCACGGGGCTATACAGTGGAAGCCCAGTCTAGATTCGTCTGTCAATCCTGCGTAAACATCAATTTCGCTATTAGTGTCTGCCTGTATGTCTAAAAGTAATCTTCCGTGGTCTTGTATATATAAATTATCTGACGGTTGATATATCTGACCTGACATATTGACACTAATAAACTTCAATAAAGTCACGTTGGGAATGACAAATTCCATAACATAATTCCCCATTTCCGTAGTATATGATGTTTGTAACTCTGTAAATGGCAACGGAAAATCTCCATAATCTATCCCTGTCGTGGTTCTTGCTGTACATTGCTGATATACCTGTGAAAATGCATATGGCTTCGGTGGTAAATAATACGCTCGAGCTACCTTAATGTTTCCTGGGTTTCTAACTACTACTCTGATCTTAAACCCTACCTGTCTGCCATAAAACATAGAGGCTGCCATTGCTAACGGCGTATATACATATTTACTGAAGCTCAAAAACGGATTATCTGCTCCCAACACTGTTGACAATGTGACTGCGTGTGGATTCGTCTTACTCAATCTTCCGATCTTATACATTCGTCTCATCAAATCTCTCACGCTATCTATCTTATGGACTCTATTAGAGACTGATTCTCTAGACTCGGAAACTTTTCCTCCTTCTTGCACTTGAGGTTTATTCATAAACTCAACACCGCTCTCACTTCTCATGACTGGTAATGCCCCTTCTACTTTACTTGTATTCTCTAACTGAACAAAATTGGTCACCGCTACTTCCGGACACTCCGTAGAGTACCCATAGAAGTTTAGTGACTTAGATCTGATGAACACATTAACCTCCGCTGATAGAGGTGCGTTGTCTCCTGCAACTAATGGTTGCAATACGTATATCACGTACGTACCGTGCATCACGCTAGATGTGAATGAATCCATAGTACACGGTATGATTTCTGTCGGTGCCAAAAATGGCATCAATACCACGTGCTCTTGTCCGCCCTGAGAAAATTCTAATGTCTGCGTCAATGCATTCATACAGCTCGTCATGGTCGGTAGTCCTGTAATTATACCTCCTCCGGGCATATAATATCTGTTCACCATCAACTTAAACTGCTGCTTAGCTGTTCCTGCATTCCTCAACACTATCTCAAACTCTCCATTCCATGCTCTCGTTAAATAATATAATAAGCTCAAGTTGTTAGTAGCTGCCCGTCCTCCCGTTTGGAAAGGCGAAATAGGTCTACTCCATAAAACCTTTCCTGGTTGATCTGTGTCTTGTATTACTATTGTTCCTATCATCTGCTCCTTTGCTGCTATGTGTCTCAAAGACATTTCGTCTTGGTCAGTCCCAAAGATATAATCATCCGTTATTCTTTCTACGCTTACATACGGGTCTAATTTCTCAAAGTACTGTTGCCCATCTACCGTGTTTATATAATTAGCTCCTGTTGTTACCACTTTCTCTTGCAATACTGTGATATTAGGATTATGCAATCCTGTAAATACTGATGCTATATTCGAAACTCTATCGAAAATATCACCAATAGCGTTCGTGACCTTTCTCCCTGCTTTTGTCATCACAGATATGCCCTTCGCTACGTCTCCTACAATCGTTTCACTTCTAAATGCGATTCTCGGTGGGTATGGATTAATAAATGCCGGGGTAGGTGCTGGTACTTTTAATGTCAGCTCCTCAAACTTAGCTGAAATTGTGATGGATAATTCATTTGATCCTCCTCCTATTACTAAGGGATTAATAACCATTATTACTAATGACGCATACGCCTCCGCTGGATAATTAAAATCATAATCTCCTGAGGTTGTTGTTGGTGCATAGTCTGTATTACAGTACCAAGGTATTGCTAGCTCTATAGATGTTGCCTCACTCGCGTACAAAAACCCGTGAGGGCAGGCTAGTAAGGTATTTACTATATTATATCCTCCGTAAAACTCCGATGTTGCCGGGGGAATTGCTGCTACCAGCAGCGATCCACCGTGTACAATGGTTCCACCTAAGGACACTGATAATATAAGTTTCATTCTATATAATGCTGCTGAATGCACCAAATTGAGAAGCGATGTATTGACATTAAAAATGTTTCTTGGTAATGAATCGATGGACTGAATAATAGTATATCTAGCCATAGTATTTTGCCATTTTGCCGTCTTAACATAAAAATATCTTCCCGTATAAGGGCTTACATCAAAAGAATAACTATCTGGTATATACTCGCTTAACATCTTTTGATCTATTCCCAATTGCGTGGTGTCTCTGTATGCTATGTCCGTTATTCGTTCTAACTCGTTCTTATTATCGAATTCAACATCGTTGTTAACTGTGTCTCCTCCCTGTCTATGTCTCTCTGTATATTGACCTTCCGCATTTTTATTATGAGTGAGTGCGGTCTCACTTTTATTGTATATTTGACTTGAAGCGGTTGACTACAACCATTTTATGCTCCTGTTACTATACTCTGGTGGCTGCAGTCCGTAACTGGACCGTCTATCTGACTACATTATAACCCCATAATCCCTGAGATTACCTACTAATAGGGATTCTAGTAGGCTCTTTATCTAATACTTCTTATCTAAGGCATCTCTCACAAAAGTGAACACCTCATCAGAATCTTCTAATACTTTCAATATTCTTCCTTCACTATACTCTCTATACCAGCTGTAATCTTTCATTAAATCCTTAAACAAAACTAGCATCGTAGGTGAGTGGATATAACTTTCAATCTGCAATACTACTGACTTTCCCTCCATTACTGTGTCATAATCTTTAGTACAATCAAACCATTGTAGTGTCGTCAATAACGTCTCCAGCGACAAAGGTCCTACCAATCCTAATTTCTCGTGCGTTCTAAAAGTACGCTTAAGAAACGAAACATCCTCTATGTTATGGAATTTAGTCGTTATAGGCTTCTTATTGCAATCTGTGACCGTCATTCCTAAACTTTCAGCGCAATCCCTCAACGTAAACGCATTGAAGTATTTCGCGTGCGTTTCCGGGCATCCTGACAATTTATCATCTCCTAACACAAAATCTACGCATGCGTAGAAGTCCACAACTTTAGCTGTTTTGTTCTCCTTCTTCATCTCTCTAAATATCGTTATTGCTGTTATCGCCCTATTTATCAACGAATTGAAAAATGCAGTAATCCATGCCCCAGACGGTAATGAATGGGTGGTCATCAACAATTCATCATTTACCAATGTAAATCCTCTTATCACCGAGTCCAATACTGCCTTCAATGATGTTCTGTGCTCTCCTCGATAAAACTGGAGCACTACCTCGGATACCAAATCCTGTATTTGTGCGTGACAACTTCCGTCCCATTTACCAAAATCTAATGCGAATACTGCATGCATTTTCCTAATTTGCTCATACAACCTGGGCCAGTCTCTGTACGGATTCATACCAATTGCTATCCCGTTACTCCACATGTTGTCTCTAACATGAGAAAACAATTTACCCATTGTCTTTTTCATAATAAACATGTGATGCAAGGGCATAATTCTAAATGTCCGAGGATCTTTTCCTACTGGTCTCATTTCGTCTTTCAGTGCTTCCTTCGCGACAACGTCCTCCCATTTCAATGATCCTTCATCTGCTCTTTTCTCAAACGCCTTAACAATATCCAAAAATTCTTGCGTTATAACTTTATTTTCAAAGTCAAAATAATCCGTCTTCTTTGGTTTGTATCCATAGCCATTTGCAGCATCCTTGTTAATAGCTGCTATATTTCTTCCGTCTCCGAAAGCTGTTTCCTGATCGGTCAAATCCGTAAATTCGCACATAAACGTTCTTAAACACGATTTGGCAAATTCCAATTCCTCTTTTTCAATAGGTTTGATCGGAGAAAAGGATTTCTGCGAGCATACCTTAAGCGTCTGTGTCGGTTTCCCATACTTATTAACATTGGCCGGTTCTTTGGGTGGCACCCCATAATCTTCGCACACTTTCTTCATCTGTTCATTACCTCTCGCGTTTAAAACGGTCGGCTTAAAATTCGATTTTTGCATTGCCATAGACAATTGTGCTGTATCATACGTTAACCTACTCCCTGAAAAATTCTCTCTTTCAAAGCCTTCCCTATGTTCGAAATTAGGGTCTGACGACGAAAGCATAATATCTGCTATCTCCTTCCTTATTTCCGTGCTTGGTACTACTGAAAATCCGTCAGTACCGTTACCTGCAACATGCATTCCCACGAACCCGTTCATTCTATCTATGATCAACGATCCGCATAATCCTAATGCGCTTATTCCGTAAATTAGACCTGAATCTGCTCCAAACGATAACTCCTTTCGATAATTCACCACTCTGAACGGTTCTCGGCACATCCTTATATTTGTCCCGTATATATTTCTGATCTTATGAAATGAATTGCAAAAATACAACTCATTGGAAAACGTTTTTTGTGCTTCCCGCTTAAATATCATGTTTGCGTTCTTAAAAGGGACAACAGGTAAATTCAATAATTCTACTATCGCAACGTCTAAGTGTACATACGATATATGTATCTTCGCGGGGACCAAGTTAAATTCATATTGCTTGGACTGGTATCTATCCCAATCTCTAAATATGTTCATTGTTATATTATCTCCCAAGGCATGTAATGGTAATAACACATATTTTCCGCTAACTGCTCCCTGGCAGTAGTCAGTTTTCATTATACCTTCATGGTAATAAAATATTTCGAAAAATCTAAAGTACTTCCTGGTGTTATTTGTTTCATCTTCTGTTGCTATCCGATCACTACCTGTTTCTGAGAACATCTTGTGCGTCTCCGGTCCTGCCTTTTTCCAGTCATTGATAACGTCTCCTATTCCTGCAGCGTCATCATTTTCATCAATCTTACCTGACATCCCGTAAATAGTATAAAAGATGAAGGTTACTACTGTCGATATTGCTGCTATCCCAAGCAATGCACGCGTATTATCCGGTCTTATCTCTTTAATTCTCTGGACTTTTTCAGCCAAGTATTCTACGACTTCCGATACTGCCGAACGGCCTTTCTCCATAAGTTGTCTAAACCTGCTCTTACGTAACTGTCTCCTACCTTGCTGTAGGCTTAATTCTTCCTGATAGGAAGGTTCCCAGCCGGTTTCCCGCAGATCTTCTAACGTTTCACTTCTCAATGTTGTTCGCTGGTGCTCTACTTTAACTGTAGGCACAATTATCCTGTCTGCATCTGTCAATGTCGACACTGCATCCTTAAAATCATCCTCTGCCGTTATATAGTCCAATTCCCTATCTGGCATTGTATTTTCTACATCGAATGATTTTTGTGTCTCCAACAATTCTTTAATCATTCTAAACACGTCCCTCAAGTTCGTTCTATCATCCTTATTAAACACAGTGGGGAACTCGCAATCAAGCCATGGTGAAATTTTTTCCTGCTTCCATATCTTTTGCTGCCTATAATCATATTTATAATATTTGATCTTAGTCGGTGCGTCGAATTTCAGCACGTGACATCTTCTAAACAATGCTTCAGGCTCTGATATGCAATCTCTTGATGTAAACCCACCTAGCTCCATAAATGAGTTAGTTGTGCATAATATTAAAGGGGATGCAAAGAACTTCGTATTCTTTTTCTCAGCGGAAGCGCATTCCAACGGATATTTAACCGGAGCTACAAAATTTATTATACTGCGCCACTGAGATTTTCCTTGCTGTCCTACATCGTCCATAACAAAAACGTCCTGATTCATATAATCATCATAAAAATCTTTGCCAGCATTAATATCTGGCACTGTGTGACAATAAACGCTGTAATTCGCGTGTTTCATGGCTGCTACGATCTTATTCATAAATGTGGACTTTCCCACCCCTGCACTTCCTTCGAAGACAACACATACCGGTTCCATTCTTGATGATACACTGTAATTCTTAACTAGTACCATTATTGATACGAAATCCATCCATAACTGATATGATATACGATTGGTGCTATCTCTACAAAACGTTAATGTAGGTAGATGCTCCTTTATGAGCGTGTGCAGTTCTTGGCACTTCACCCGAAATTGCACATCCAGTACACTCTGTTGGTTCTTATGATACGTAGCTACTACTTCCGTCATTTCTTTAACTAACTTATACGTCGTTACAAACGATAATTGGGCGCGTAACTTATCTACGAAGTACTTGCCGTACTCTGTGGGGTCTTTTGACGCTGCCCATTCCAATAATGACAACACTATATCTAAAAATTCACTCACTATCGACATCAAAAATCCAGAATCACTGAATCTTTTCCCTGTTAATTTTGAGAATACTTCTACCTTCGAGATCAACTTGTGTGGCAATCCTGCCACAGATAACATCAACACAGTGTCCGTCAAAGTCAATGACTCTGATCGAATTTTTGGTCTAACGTAATCATTATAAGATCCGCTTAACTGTAGAATTACTCCTATAATGCGTATCAATATAGTGAACAACTTTGTAAGACCCATAGTGTACGGATCTCTCACGTCCACTAAAATTGTCAATACTTGTAAAAGCCATCCTATCGATTTCATATCTGTTGTCATTTCATAAATTGTTCTCATTGTATACGAAGATACATTAAATATGTTCTTCATCAACGACATAATAGACTCTGACTCCCACTGTTTCCTCTGGACTGTTGCTTTTATCTTCTTAGCTGCTTCAATCAGTCTCTCTTCGTCTTTGTCAGGTTCTTCTTCTTTACAAATTAGAAGCATAAACTCCTTAAATTTCAATACTTTTCCTTCTTCAATATTTTTCCGAAATAACGCGCTCGTATCACTGGTCTGCGTCATAATAGCCTTGCTCTTTTCAACAACTATCCATCTCTCTGGTTTACTCATCCTAAATAGCACTCTGCTATGATTTTTCGGTTTCAAATAGTTCTTTTTACGTAAATAATGCACTATCTCTTCCTGTTCTTTGTTTTTGATGTATTTATTTTCGCCTGTGAACCCCTGATTACATTTCGTAAGTTGTGTCTGCATCGTGGTTTATGTTTTGTTCATTTTATCCGTTTAAATTAAGGGTTGATATGAGTCCCACGACAAATGGGAGGTTATAGTTTATCATAACTCACTCTATATCAATAAGCCCGCTTAAAAACGCGATTACATGTGCTTTGCCGTTTTCCTTATTCGTATTATTGTGATTTTTGTTCCTTCACATTGATATATATTGTGGCCTCGGACCAGCACCCCTGATGGCGAATCATCGGTGCTCCTTATTAGGTGAACGTGTTACTCTATACAGCCAACGGACACTACCGTGTGTATCGGGTATAGTAAGCTACCACTTTCAACTGGAAGGGGATCAACCAGCCCTCGAATTCCTCCGAGCAATCTGTACCCTCTTTATATATCAAATAAACATGTTTGACTTTTCCGTTTAGTACCCACGACATAATGGGTGGTTATAGTATATCATAACTCAACTAGAACTTGAAATCATACACGTACGCTGAAACATATTTTCAATAACTTCCTAAGGGCCAATCCTTAAATTAATTTTAAAATTAATTAATTTGAATACGATCCAATTTGAACCATACTCTTTCTGATGTTATATTTAACTTTTTAATTAAAATAAATTAAATTATTAAATAGTATTAATCGATTCCCTATAGCTACCCTTGCCTCTCCTGGTGTTAATAAGTGCAACTACAGCGTATCTCTACGACTTGTCACGTTGCGTACCTATTAACATTAAGCGGAGGCAACGGTGATAAAAATTCCGGGAAT